GCTCGAAATCTCTTTCGGTGGTGATCGACTTGACGTTCGTAACCTTTGCATCCGGCAGCATCGGGAACGTCACAAGACTGATCTCGAACAGGTCCACTTCCATCAGCTTGCGAACACGGCCATCGCCTTCCGGGATGGCTTCCATTGTACGATAGCCGATAGACATTGAATCGATGGCCCCGGCGCGGAGAAGCGCCATTGCCTCGCGGCCTTTTTCTACTTCTTTGAGCAGACGGCCACGGACAAACAGGCCACGCTCGTCCTCGTAGATGTCATCCCAGACGCCAATGGGCTGGCTCATATCGTGCTGCCATAGCATCTTGACTTTACGAGAGCCGAGCGATTTGCGGAATGCACCGCGTTCGACCACATCCATTCCCTGATCGACAACGCCGAACACCGAGGCATAGCCCTCGAAGACGCCATCATTGTCAGGCTCGCGCTTGAGCGTGAGGGATACGTTCTTATGCTGGATCGGTTCGGACATGAACTTGTCGCCCTCTTCTCTGCGAACTATTGCGTTGGCCCATGACTTGCCGGGATCACCACCCCAAAGCGCCCAGGCTATGCGGCCAGCGGATGGATAGCCATCCTCGCCGGGGGAGAATCCTTGCCCTTGCTTGTCCACCTCATGGCGGGCGAAATATGAAACCATGCGCTTGACGGTATCGAGCGAAAGGTTGCGGCGGTTCTTGATGTCACGAGCGCGGGCAACGCCGATCTCGGTTCCGCCACGGTTGAACTCATCACGCCATTCGAGGCCGCGCGTTGCTTCTCGTGCCATTGCCTCGTTGGGAGAGAATCCATCGGCCTTGCCTTCCCACTTGGAAATGCAGACGGCATAACGCTGATCTTCATCGGGAAAATCAGACATTGCTTCCTCGTCGCTCATGCAACGGGAGATGAACTCGTCTTCGTTTTCTGTCGGGCCGGGGCTAGGCATGAGGGGAATATATCATTGCTTGATTGAAATCACAACATGGCCTCAAGGGCGGCTTCGTCCACGATATAACCAACAGCACAACGGCAGTTGATGACCTCTTCGCCGGGCCCGGATGGATCGCCCGGAAAGGCTAGGTCAGAATCGCCCACACGGAAAGTATCGTCCATTCCGACAACTTGGCCGTTTGCTTCTCGATGCGTCTCTCTGGTGCGGTCATCGGCAGCGGCCAGCCACTCACGGGCCAATGGCAAGCCGGTCTGCTTTGCAGCCTCCTGAGAGCCATAGTTGGCAGCGCCGTGCGTCTCGGTGCGGGCGATCATCTCAGCCCTGTAGGACGAAATCTGTGGCACCAGATCGAGGATGTAGGATGCGGTGCCGCGTTGGCCCAAGCCGTCCTCGTAGCCTTTCCGAACTGCCCGAATGATTTGGTCGCGGGTTGTTTCCGTCACCTCTGTGATGCGGCGGCGGATCGCCTCTTGCTCAATAAAGCGCAATGCCCTGCGCGTCATGATCTGGGCGAAACTCTCTTTCGTCTCCAGCTTCAAGCCTCGCGCCTTGGCTTGCTCCATGATGCGGGAGCCGAACATGGTGATTGAGGCAATTGCCATCTGGCGATAGGTCGCCTCGATACGGTCCCGGAAGTCGCGCGGCAAGGTGACGTTGCCGGTCTGCTCCCAATGCTCGACCATCTCGCGCATGGCGGTTGCGATCTCGCGGTTGAGACGGCCACGGAATTGGACGGTCAACCTGTCGAGTAATGCGCCTTGACGGCGCACCTCGCGGCGCGTGTTTGAATCAACCAGCCTTCGAGCCATAGGCCAGTGCCTTGATGTCTGTCTCGGTGAGGCGCGGCTCGAATGATGCCGCTGGCGTGATGATCGAACGGGCTTCTGCTTCGTCCATACCGGGGAACGCAACCAGCATCATCTGAATTGCACTCTCGGCTGGCAACATGCCATCGGCAACTGACTGAACGATCTGCACCATCGATGCGATCTGTGCGCCGTTGAGCGCTGTTTCCTGTACGCTCGTGGTACCGGTCACTGCCATGTCAGTCTCTCCGATGATGTCTCCCTCCGCAAGCGAAAGCGGAATCTGGCTAGACGCCACGAACAGAACATCACCGCCATCAGTCGGCCCATATCCCTTCAACGCGCGGCGCTCATTGATGGTGAGGTCTTGTGACTGATCAGCCATCTGCCACATGGAAAGACGCTTCTCAGCAATCGCCGGGATGCTGTCGATGTCAGGCTTGATCTCGACACCGTAGATGGAGCCGAGCCAATTGTTCCAATCGTTCACGATCATCTGGAGCAACGGGAGCGCCGTGTCTTCCCAGAACGCCAGACGAGCCTCGGCATAGTTGGAATAGGTATTATCGCCAGGTATGCCGAGAAGTTGCGGCGGCACTCCGAATGCTAGGGCAACGTCACGGGCCGAGGAGAACTTGGTCTCGATGATGGACATATCATCGGGAGACAAGCCCATCTGCTGCCAGTCAAGTCCACCTTCGAGGAGCATCGGGCGACCAGCGTTGGACGAGCCGGAATATTGCTCTTCGATCTGGGCCTTGAGGCGGTTGAAGTTCTCGTCTGATAGCGTGCCGGAATCCTTGACGGTCAATGCACCGGAAGGGCGTGCCGAGTTCTGGAGCAAGGCTTGCATCCAGTTCATGGCTTCGTTGTTCTGGTCGATGGCGTAGGAACCTGCCTCGATTGGACTCATGCCGTACCAATCGTTCAACGGGTTGAACAACTTCAAGTGCCGCACATCGCAGGTGAGCGTGCGCGGATCCATCTCCCATCGCACTTTGTTCTGGCCGAGCGTATATTCGTATGCAGACGGGATGCCGTTGGATGACGGAACGATCTTCATGCGGTCAGGGCGAAGCTGGTAAAGCTCCTTGACCTCGCGGCCCACCATGAACCGCTCTTCGTAGCCGTTGCCCGCGATCATCAGAAACGACACCTTGGCGCGAACGTAATCGGAATAGGACTGAAGCGGATTCGGGCGCTCGAGCAGCGTGATGAGCGGATGATCGACCAGTTCCGTCTCACCACGATAGACGCCAAGATTGACGGATGCGATGGCGTCTGCGATCCGGTTGATGGCCTGATATGCCACCACGTTCTTGCCATAGGCTTCCTTGGCAAAGGATTCGTAGTTGCGTGGCGACCACACGGCTTGGCCGGGATTGATCACCATCAGCTTGGCGACGGCGGATTCCTTGCGCTCTTGCGGGCGGCGGAAACGGTCAAAAAGTCCCATCGATAACCTCACAAGGCGCGAACCGCAGGAGCAGACTGCGGCGCGGTCATATCGGAAATTGCACTCATTGCGGCGTCTATCATATCATCATGTGTGCCGTTGGGAAAGACCGAGGCCTCGGACATGAAATCGGCCAGGTGATCAATGTTGGACATGATGTAGACATTGCCGGATTGGACGTAGGGCGCGGCATCGAATGCGCGTGTCACTTTGTCGGTGTTGCGCTGAATCGGGATGATCGGAATGCCCTCGCGTTTCAGCTTCTGGATCAGGCCGGTGCCGCTTACCTTGTCTTCGACCTTGATGGCTCGAAGCGGCCCATGATACGGCTGGGAATGATGCTTCTGCCAAAACGCGCGGGCCATCGTCTCAAGTTCTGGAGCCTCCCACTTGCCGCGTGCCATATCGAGCAACACGATCTGTCCGGTTTGCGTTTGGCCCCAGCATTGGAAGACGGAATAGTCATTCTGCTCCTTTGTCTTTTGCGCGGTGTCGGCATAGATCGCCCGCCACTTGAGCGGCGGCATAGCCTCATAGAATCGCCACCATTCGTCCTTGAAGATGCCGCCGCCAAGCGGTGCGGGTCGTTGCATGTATTGGCCAGCGAAGACGTATGGACTGGATTGCTCGAGGCGGTCGAGCATCTCGGGCGGGAATTGTTCCGGCCAGAACGATGATCCATCGGGATCACGGGCAGGGATGACAAGGCTGTCCCAATGTTCACCGGAGCCGCCGCCTAGAAGCCAGCCGGAAAGATCATCTTCGTGGAGCCGCTGCATGATGACGATGATCGGAGTGTCGGTCTTGTTGAGGCGCGACTGTATCGTGGTCTGATACCAGTCGATCACGTTCTGGCGCATGATAGGCGAGGTTGCCTCACCGGCCTTGTGCGGATCATCGATGATGATGGCACCGCCGAAGCCGTCTCGCATCTTGCCAGCGCCGTAGCCGGTGATGGTTCCTTCTGCGCCGGTTGCATAGACGATGCCGCCGTGTGATGTGCGAAACTCATCCTTTGCCTTGCTATCGTCTTGAAGCGACACCCACGGAAATATCGATCGATAGGTCTCGTGCTGCATCATGGCGCGGATGTCGTATGCGTTGGATGTGGCGAGGCGCTTTGAATAGCTGGCGTGGATGAATTCGGCATCAGGCACGAGGCCGATGGTCCAGGCGATGAATGCCTTGACGGCAATCTCGGTCTTGCCGGATCGAGGCGGCACGTTGATGATGAGCCGCTTG